CATCCGTGTATATATCGCCATGTATCATACAAGGCAAATCTTGAGCAGTTAGTAACTGTATTATCATGGAATGAATTACCTGTTGAATATGTTGTTGTAAATTGATAAAGGTCATCTGTCCTGCCATAGAATAATACTCCATCATCATAGGCATCTACAAAGGTGCAATGATGAATACTTACGTTGCTTCTGGCAAATATCTCTATCAGCCTGAGGACTGTGAGATTACCATCAATCTGAATATATGATATTGACTGATTGCCATTAGTGCCTTCTGCTGCTGATGCAAGTAATATCAAAGGATTAAGTGCCGCTGCGCTGGTAATAATTGTAGTGTCACCTGCGCCAATAATACTCACACCTACCGCCAAATTACTCTGGATAGTTTCCGTTATCGTTCCCGCCTTAACATGAATGACATCACCCGGCGTTGTCGCTTGCGTTGTGGCATATCCAAGTGTTGCCCACGGGTTGTTATATTCACCCGTGCCGGTTGAGTCATTGCCATCCGGGGCCACCCACCAATAGCTTTCTGAGGTCACGCCAAAGTTATCGTAGAAGACAAAGCTGGCAGAGTATGTTGCGTTCTCTGCATCTGAGGCATTCAGCTCAAAGGATGTAATATAGAAGTCACCGCTGAAATGTTCTGTTTCCGTGTCAAGGTCATTAGTGCCCGTCTCCTTTATCCCAAACTGCAGGCTAACGGGGTTGCGTGCAAGCATAGCATTCATTATCCTCCCTGCGCTATTCTCAAATACATACAACCCGTCACATGAGCCGCTGGCATCAAATAACCCGGGAAGAGATTTCTTCCATAATCCGCTGCCCTTGTTGGTGCCAGGGCGCACCTCCATGTTCACGCTAAGGGTATAAGAGGTAGAGTAAGCAATAAGCTCACCATCCATCCACACATACAAGTCCGATCCGTTTACTACGCTCATTTGTTTCCTATTTCTATATAGTCAGCTGTCCACTCTCTCATCTGGCAGTCAAGAGAGCCACGGTTAAACGCAAATACCCTGTTATTGGCACCCACCTTATTAAGCGGATCCTGCAGGTTCTTGGTTATATCAAGTGATTCAGAGAGCTCGTACAGGCTCATCTGTATGAAGTGTCTGCCCCTGGAGTACATGTCTGCTACCTCGTCTGCCGTCAGCTCAATAATGGGCTGTGCCTCAGTATTGCCACGAGTATGCCAGGACTGCGTATGGACGTACACGGGGTCAGCGTGGTAGGTGATTGTCTTAGATACCCCGTCACAAACAACGGTAGCCCACCCGGATGAACCGGTAAGGCTTATTGTATCTATTCTTGCTGCCCCGGCCGTGGGAGCCTGTATATGGAATATCCCGCCGTCAAGTGTGCCCGTACTGTTCTCTATTGAGGGAGCGTCAAACCCACCCGTCGGGGCGGTCTCGGTGAAGATGATATCCTGGGCGTTGGAGGTGAGGGTGATATTAAGGGGCACAAAGTCTGCGGCATAGGCAGTAACAAAGTCAGCCGCCGTCTGTGTCAGTGATGTGTTCCATGTAGCAAACCATACTTGCCCCAGCGCTGATATGTCTGCCGATCCGCTGCCACCGGTTAATGTCACATACTCTATCTGTACCGTACCGGCCGCATTGGCTACGGTGTTTACTACCGTACCCGCAAGATCAGCGGCGCCGTTGGTGATTGTGGTGTTACCCGTAAAGTTAGTACCGGCGGCGTTGGAGGTGAATACAAGGTTAGCGTTATTGGATGTGAGGATAACCCCTCCTACAAGATAATCGGCAGCGTTGGTGTTAACGAAGTCTATGGCCGTCTGCGCCAGGGAGCCCGTTTCATATATTGCCAGCGATCCCTTAAACTGCTCAAGCACGTTAACTATATTTGTGTCCTCGCAGTCACCAAGAATATAATCCTGCGAGCCATCAACTCCCTGCACGGCATTGTCAACCTCATACACTCTTTCAGTGACCTCTTCCACATCAACATAGGTTGACTGCGTAGCAAGGTTATATAGGTATTTGCCAAGCACATAGTTATTGCCTACAAGGAAGTCCCACCAATGTTTCTTCGCTTTCTTTCTACTGCTGGTCACTATCTCATCAGCGGTGGCATAAAACCTAACGTCCTTAAATGCTACATCCAGGTTGGCTACCGAAGAGCCTAAGAGGATAACTGAATAGGGGCCGTCAATAGGCAACCCCGTAAACCTGAATGTTGCAGTATTCCATGAACCGGCTCCCATTGGTACATCTTCTGCGGTCACTGACAACATACTATATCCGGTGGTAGTCCATTCTGCTGCCTGCGCTGTTGCGGAATTTGTCAGCCAGTATGTGTAAGTATCATCATAGATTTGTATCTCTATGTCATGTGATGCTACTTCGCTGCCGGTGAGATTAACAAGAAGGTAATCAAAGGAGATTATCATCTCATCGGAGCATATCTTGGCATAGGACCCAAACGACTGCCCTATTGCTCCTCCTCCCGGTAAATATACACCCTGTAATTCTCCTGATGTGGGACCATAATGAGATATTGGAGCCACGGGGCTGCTGTTAAGCCAGTGAGTAAACCTTGCATTGCCCGCCAGGTATCCCTGCCATGTATCGATGTCAAAGTTATGGTTCCTTATCCAGCTCTCCCTGTTCCCGTAATTTTGGGTGGCGGTGAATTTACTCATAGGCTCCTTATACATGAGTACCCCGCCGTTGAAATCAATAAGGTCCATGGCATCCCTGTCGAGAACCTTATCCGGTGAGAGCGTCAACCCCGCTATTGCTCCCGTAACCATTTCCCTACCATATACAGTATCGGCTACCAATTCTGTGGGCCGGTAGATAATAAACTTACCGCCACTCTGACGAATGACTGCATTGAGCTTGGAAAGAATAGCACTCAGGACCGAATAACAGTCAGCATCAATAAAGAGGTCATTGTCTATAAGCTCCTGGTCGAATACGCTATTATCAACCGCATCGTCCATGCGGTCCTCGTACACATTGCAGTATTCTATGTAGGAGGTGTGTCCCAGGTGTCCCAGAACAATCTTAATGATAGAGTCTGCCGTTACCCTGCCCGTATAATCAACCCCGGCATTCTTATAGGCTATGTTCTTGAGTATGCCCAGCCCGTCAGCGGCAGTGATAGATACCGTATAAGGCACATTGTCATAAGGCTCACTGTATTCATTGGAGAGCCACCCGGTCCAATATAGTACATCATTCTTATAAACATTAACCGGCCTCACCAGGTCCTCTTCATCATACAGCCCAATGTACTCAAAGTTAGTTGTACACTCAACGTTAATGGTAGCCATAGACCCCTTGATAGGTCCAAGGGTGAGGTCATCGCTTGGGGTGAGCCACTCAATAGTAAGAGGATTGCCGGAAGGGGTCATTGCAGAGATGGCTCCTGCATAACTGTCTTCCAGTATGTCTACCTTCCAATCATCCTGTTGGATGTCAGTGAACTCTAAGCGATATTTTACTCCGTAGGCCATTTACGTGTTCTTGAAGATTATGTTGCTGCTGCGGTTTGAGGCAATGGCTATATCCCGCCCCTTGAGCATGGTGCTGCCTCCGGCAATAGAGCCAGATGAACTATTTACCGCCCCAGCAGTGAACCCCATGCCCTGCCGCATGAACCCACTGAATCCTCCCACTGCCTCCATAAACCCCGCAAATCCCGGTATCATTGAAAGCACTGCGTAAGTGGCCGCAAGCGTGGCAAGCTGAACGAGCATCTGCTTAATAGCATTTACTGCCGCCTGCCCAAAGTCATCCCACCCGTTTACCCCGGCGCTAAACATACTACCAAAGGCATTTTGTAGCATCCCCGCAACCTGATACTGGTTTTCAAGGCTTTCTTGGACCTTAACCACTGCCCCCTGCACTTCTGCCAGCTTGCCGGGGTCGGCAAATAATATTGATCCACCATTGACTACCCCTTCCATTGGCAATACCGGTTGAGCCATTGGTTTAAGCAGGGTCTTCCACATCTGCTCTGCATCAAGGATAACACGCTTTACCGACTCATCAACCTGATCAACAGCCTTCTTTACCTCTTCCAGCTTAACGATAGGAGTGGCAGATGGTATTAATATTTCATTCTTGCCCGCCTTTCTCCCGCCGAATAAGGCAGACATAAGATATCCACTTCCCGTACCGCTTGCCATAGAGATGTTGCCCCTGACTTGGTTGGCTAAATCCTTGTTGGCACCGCCAAGGTCAAGTTCTTTCCGGAGCGTCTGTATCCCCTGCGCAACATCAGTAAGTGATTTGGCGGCCTCAGTAAGAGGCTTGGCAAAAACATCATTTAAAACATCACCAGCCTCTGTCTTGAGGTTGGTCATTGCCGTTTTTAATTGGTCAACAGCATCTGCGGTGGTTTCTACATATTCGCCGCTTTTCGCCATTTCTCTCTCAATGATGGCACCAACGGCAGTTGCGTAGTCGGGTGTTAGCTCTAATTGCTTGTTAAGTTCAGAAAGAGATATCCCAAGGTTGTCAAGCACCAGCGCAGACTTTCGCCCTATCCCCCTTACTATGGAATCAACAAGATAATCAACACTCTCACCCGTAGCCCTTGACCTCTGCTGTGCAAACTCAAAGTATTTAGGCAGTTGCTCAAGTGATATCTTGAAGTTATTAGCCTGCACTGCTGCAGTCATCAACTTCACATCATCAACGGTGTTACGGGTGGCTTCCCGTAGATTTGAAAGCAGGTCCGGACTATTGAGTTTATCAAAGGCAGCCTTGACGCCTTCGGCCTTGGCAGCCAACATCATTGCTTCACGGGTGAAGGCTATAATCTGCTGCGTCCCAAAGGCAACACCAATAACCCCGGCCATCTTTTTGAAGGTAGCCATAAGATCGCCGGACTTCTTATTCATCCCGTCAATCTTCTTTTGGTAATCGGCTTTCAGCTTGGCATTGGCTTGCTTGGCTTTCTCCAAAGCGGCTATGTAACCCTTAATCTCAAGGTCAAGCTGAATCTCTGAATACATCTTTTGTGCCATTACCTACCCTTTAGCCTGTTTAATGCCTCTTGCTTCGTTATACCCTTTTCCTTTTTGCCCTCTCCATCCCACGGGAACTTAAATAGTTCGCTCGGTTTCTTTACCTTGCTGCCCATTGCCGCTACTGAATAAAAACACTGCATCCTTGCCTGCTCCCACGATTCCCTGCTAACAACAGTGTAGTTTTCATTCTTTGCCTTCATTACTGCTACAACCTCATCCTGGCTCATCTCGTCCAGATAGTATTTTGGGTCTATCCCAATAAGCCCAACACATATCCCGTATATGTCAGACAAGGTGTAGCTTACTGCTTTTTTTCATCCTTCTCCTCCGGCATACCAAACATTTCCACTATCGCTGCAGTGA